GCAAGATATTGAATCAGAGCTTTGATACCATCAAGAGCACTGGGTTCACCGTGGTACGCAACGGTCCCAACTTCAAACTGGTTGCACTGGGCGGAGAAATGATAGGATTTGCACAGTTGAACATTGTGCAGTACGAACATGCTCTTATATTTGACAATACCACACTGTTCAACGACATCATCTACAAGCCTGAACTGGGTAATAGACAATATCGATTGAAACTGATTGGTAGCAAAACTGGTTCGTGGAACGGACAACTGGATATTCCAGGATTTGTTTACAACAACAATTACATCAACGAATGGCAAGCCGGGGTAGATTATCAGAAGGGTTCTTTGATAACCTACAAGAGCAACTACTACACAGCACTGCAAAATGTCAATGCCACAACAACTTTTGTTGCCACCAACTGGCAACTGCTGAATGCTGATCAAATCAAGACTGGGCTGTTGGCCAACTTCAGCTACAATGCACAGCAGTTTGACAACATCTATGACATAGATCATCAGCCGCGCAAGGCATCAATCAATCAATTCAGCAATGGCCTAATAGGATTCCGTGAACGTCAGTACCTGACTGACTTGGGATTAGACGTGGAAACACAGACCAAATTCTACCAAGGATTTATCAAACAAAAGGGATCAAAAAATGCAGTTGATGCCCTAAACACTGTTAAACTAAGTAACTTGGCCAGTAACATTGCCACCTACGAAGAATGGGGCATACGTGTTGGTGAATACGGATCAATCAACAGCAATGACTATTTGGAAATAGTACTTGACGAACAGAAGTTTAACTCAGACCCTAGCACCTTTGTGTTGTTGAACACCGATGCCGTGGCCGATGATAAAATTGTTGGAGTACATCCAGAAGATTTATATCGCAGACCCAACAGCTACAAAACCAACATCTTAACCAACAACACCGCACCAGCCGCAGATATTGCCCTGCCAATGACTGCTGGTTATGTTAACCTGGCCGACATCAACAATACTATTTTTGATCTTGCAACCTACAATAATTTGAATCCAATCTTGTCGTCGATTGGCAGTGGCTATACCATATGGGTAGCAAAAGACTTCAACAAAGAATGGAACGTATTTAGAGTAAGCGAAACCAATAACATTGTCACCGGTGTGGCATATGGTCTTGGACAGCAGGCTTTGATAACCACCTACTACGATCATCATTTGGAATTCAGCGATGTTGTTGCCATTAAAAACTTTGACGCAGCATTCAACGGATTCTATCAAGTACTCACAGTAGTTGATGCCAAGTCATTCTATGTGACACTGAGTTCAAGCAACAGTTTGCTGTTGCAAAAAGAAAAAACAGTGACCGGCAGTGGCCTACTGTACAAGCTGACCAGCTCACGTGGTACCAGTGCATTTGATGTTATTGCCAACCATATTCCTCCCAACGAGTGGCGTACTGGAGACATTGTGTGGGCCGACAACGAATTTGGCACCGGACAATGGGGCACATATAGAAAAGAATTGACCTGGGCCAATGATGGAAAAATGGCACAGTTCCCCGGTGATTATTCAACTCACAGTCAATATGGCGCCGCAGTGGCACTGAATCAAACTGCTACCCTGGCTGCGGTTGGTGCTCCGTTGAATGGAACTGGTACTGTAAAAGTGTTTTACAGAGGCACTGACGCAAAGTTCTTTGAACAGTCTACTAGCCTTGATGCCACTATGTCATCGTCAGTTGGAAACACCATGGCATTTGGCTCCACTGTTGACATTGGAGATCAACGCATACTGGTAGGTGCACCTGGTGCAGCCGACAGCCAAGGCTTGGTTTTTGTATATGACAGAAGCGTGGACAAAGATAAACAAATACCTTTCATCATTCAAGCACCTGACGGTGCTGCTGGCGACAGATTTGGCAGCAGTATTTCTATCAGCAAAGATGATCGTTGGATTTATGTGGGTGCTCCCGACGCTAATTCTGCACATGGCAGTGTGTATGCTTATCGCTACATAGACGGTTCCACAGTGGAATCTGTTGTTGGCGCCATGGTTGCCAATCAGCCATACACTATTAAATCTGCAGGCACCACTGACTTTACATTGTTGGGTGCGCCAAACAACACAGCAGGCACCAAGTTTTTTGCCACCGGCTCAGGCAATGTGTCTGTTGGAGAATTTGTAGTTGGAAAATCTTATACCATTACATCTGTAGGCGACACAGACTTTACACAACTAGGCGCACCTGCCAGCACGATAGGTACAGTGTTTACAGCAACTGCCAATGGTGTGGTCAGTTCGGGGCACTTTGTGTCGGGCAAAAAATACAAGATTGCCACGGTGGGAACAACCAACTTTGCCAACATTGGCAGTTTTGCCAGCGCAAACTTCACAGGTAATATTTCTATCGACATATTGACAGTGAGTTCAATCTCTCATGGCACCATATACGAAGGTGCAGTGATCAGTGGACATGGAGTGATTCCAGGTACCTATATCAAAGGACAGATAACAGGTGTTCCTGGCAACACAGGTGACTACTATGTGAGCCATTCTTACGAAGGACAAGAAGTAGCACCAACAGCAATGATTGCACAACCAACAGTGGGCACTGTATTCACAGCCAATACCGGAGTTCAAGTTGGTACAGGTACTGCTGTGCAAGGCACAGGAGCCGCAGTACAAGGCACTGGTATAATATACGGAACTCCTGCCTGTAAGTTTGATATAACAACCAGCAACAGTTACAATCTTACCTTTACTCCTACCAGCATTGACGCCATAGTTGTTCGTGGCCAGCATGTGCGATATGTTGCAAATGTTGACTACACACTGTCAGGATCAACACTGACATTTGTGACCAATCCAAGACTGGATCCCAATGGCAATTCTTTGGCTGATCATATCATAGTAACTGAGCCATCACACTATGCACATGTGATCACTATCGAGCCAGACACATACGAACGAGGACTCTTTGGTTCGGCAATCAAGTCAACCACTGATGGTGAACAACTGGTCATTGGTATTCCACAAACTCATACAGAATCTGGACGTGCAGTGGTCTATGATCGTTTGAAAGAATCGTTTATTGCTGATGGTTATGCAAATACTTTTACCACACGCAGAGCAATACCAGCCAACGCCAAAGTCACAGTTGATGGTGCAGTGCAAATCAACAATGTTGACTACACTGTGATTGAGCAATCGGTGAGATTCAACAGCTCAGTTGCACAAGGTAAAATGGTGTCGGTGGACATCAATGAATTTAATAAAATACGTGAATTGCTATTAGATGATGCTGTGATTGGCGAGTTGTTTGGTACAGCAGTGGACTACTGTAACAACAACTGCTCGATCTACATCGGAGCACCAGAATATCAAAACAACGACTATCGTTATGGTCGTGTGTTGCGATATGTAAATCAAGGACGAATCTACGGTGTCATAACAGGCACAGTGGCAAACCCAACAGTGTCTGTGGGCGATAGCCTGCGTATCAACGGCATTGAAGTGGTGTTCACAGGAACCACAGTAGACCTAGTGGTCAGCGATATCAATAATGCATACATTCCCGGCATCACAGCCAGCGTTACAACAGCAAACAAGTTGAAGATCTCTTCTGACGCCAAGATAACATACAAGGTCTTGGATATATTGCCGGGCACTGGCACAGCAGTTGCGGATCTTGGACTAGAAATATTTGCCTTGGTGCAAAGCGTCACACATCCTGCTGCCGCTGATAGCCAACGTTTTGGTGTAACAGTTCGTGTCACAGACACTGCTGGCACAGTGATGATTGGCAGCTCAGGTGCTGACACAAAGAAACTGGCCAACATTGATCAAGGCATGTTGACATTTGATCAAGACACCACTAGATTCCTTGACACAGCTAGAAATTCTGGCACAGTATACGTTTACGATTATCTTGCCCGCCCAGATGACACAGTGACCACTCCAGGCCAACTGGTGTTTGCACAGCAAATGAGCCCCAGCGTGTATTCTACAGGTATCAACTTTGGTGCCAGCCTTGACGCCAAGAATGGATATGCTGTGATCGGAGCACCAACCGACAGCGGAGTGCTGTCGTTTGCTGGTGAAGCCTATGTGTACACCAATCCTGGTAACCTAAAAGCCTGGCAGTTGATCAGACAAAGTGTTCCAAAAGTTGATCTTAAGAATCTGCTGAGAATGTTTGTGTACAGCAAAAAGACCAACGAAATACAATCCAATTTGGATTTCTACGATCCTGCCAAAGGCAAGATACTGGGCATTGCTGAACAAGAATTAGATTACATCAGCAGCTACGATCCTGCACAATACAACTCCAACAATCCACAGATTGACACAGTGTATCCGCAGACATCATCAGATCCACGCAATGCATACAAATTTGTGTATGTTGGCACCGTGGCTGCCTGGGGTGAACAACAAGTTGGACAACTGTGGTGGAACCTGGATGCAGTTCGTTACATTGACTACGAACAAGATTCCTTGGTGTATAGAAGCAGAAACTGGGGCGCTATGTTCCCTGGATCAAAGATTGAAATATGCGAATGGATCGAGAGTGACCTACCACCTGCATCATACACTGGTCCCGGCACAGTCAAGTACACTGACGGTACTCAATACTCATTGAGCTACTATGTTGACAACACTGGTGTGGTGCGTACCAAGTACTATTTCTGGGTGCTGAACAAAAATGTCAGCAATGTGCTGACAGCACACAAGAACAGAAGCGCATACGAAATTGCCAACATCATTCAGTATCCACAGACTTCTGGTGTTGCTTATGCTGCGGCTGTTAGAGATGATGCATTCAATCTCTACGGCATTGGTAATTATCTAAGTGGCACCAACTCTGTACTGCAATTAAACTACAGTCTGGTTGACAATCAAAATATCATACACAGTGAATATGAGCTGGTCAAAGAAGGCAGCGATCAAAGCGTTATACCATCAAAAGTCATCAGCAAATTGGTTGATAGTTTGGTGGGAACCACGGTGGATGGGTACATGGTACCAGATCCTAGACTGCCAGAAAATCAGAAGACTGGTATTGATACACGCCCACGCCAGAGCATGTTCAAAGACAGAATAACTGCTTTGAAGAATTTTGTGCAGTATGTTAACACAGTGTTTGCAACAACACCTGTGGTACTGGAATTCAACAACAACAAGTTTTATAAGGCCGCTCCATATCCTCCAGCTGAGTCTGGAGCATGGGATATCAAAATTGAATACTACGAAGACCTGGACTACATTGACAAAAATTTATTGCCTATAGGATACAAAATTCTAGTGACCACAGACACACGTCAAGATCAGTTGTGGACCATCAACGAGTTAGATGCTGCCAAGCAATTCAATATCATACAAGTGCAGGCATATCGCACAGATAGATATATTACACAAGTTGACTGGTACGATGCTGCATTTGATTCTACTCAACAGATTACCTACATCACCGACGACTTGAATGCAGTAGAAAAACTGTCAGTGTCTGCTGGTGATGTAATACGAGTCAACAACGAAGGATCAGGACGCTTTGCATATTACACAGTGGCTGCAGATTTATCTTTGACCTTGGTTGGTCTGCAAAACGGAACTATACAAATTTCTGAAGCCTTGTACAACAGTCTAGTGGATCATTCCGCATTTGACGACATTGAATTTGACAGTGGCAGATTTGACGAAACTCCCAATGAGGAAATCAGAAACATCTTCATGGCAGTGTACGAAGACATCTTTATCAAGAACCTGTCAGCAGAATTCAACAACTTGTTCTTTAACCTGGTGAACTATGTGTTGACTGAACAACATGCAGTGGACTGGATCTTCAAATCAAGTTTCATCACAGTGCTTCATAAAATTAGAAAATTGGGACAATTCCCTAACTTTGTGAGAGACAATCAAACCTACTACGAAGACTACATCAATGAAGTCAAGCCTTACCGCACACAGGTAAGAGAATACCTCCTGGACTACGAAGGCTTAGACACATTTGGTGGCAATGTTACTGACTTTGACTTGTCGTCGTACTACAACAAGAACAACGGCTCGTTCTACAGCCCAACAGTGAGTGACTTGTCCAACGCTACTTTCTTGGCCACATTGCCCTCAGGATTGAAACAGCAGTACAGCTACTGGTACAACAACTACACATTCCAAGTTTCTGGAATTGAAATCACGGATCCCGGGGTCAATTACACTGTGGCTCCTAGTGTGACCTTGGTTGGTGGCGGTGGTACAGGTGCCACTGCTGTGGCTGCTATTGATTATGCCAACAACACAATCAGTAGCATACAAATAACCAATCCTGGTAAGAATTACACCAGCACACCAACTGTGGTAATCAACGGCAACGGCAGCAGAACCACCGGGGCAAACATTGTGCTGACCGTTAACGCAGGTTCAATCACTTCTGCTTATATTGCAGATGCAGGCTCAGGATTCACACAGGCACCAAGAATCTTTGTTGTTGGTGATGGTATAGGTGCAAACATAGTCTGTAACATCAACTCAGAAACTGGCACAATCAGCAATGTTACCATCAACAGTGGCGGCTCCAACTTCAGCAGAGCCAATGCTGTGGTAGCAGACATCAATTCTACTGCTACGGCTAGAGCTGTTATAAACAATGTTTACTACAAGAGCAATCCAGCAGACAGCTACAACACAGTTAGAAATATTCGCAGCCACATGAAGTTTGATAGAATCAGCTACACTTCAAATGTACAGCAGTGGTCAGCCAATGCAGTATACCATACCGGTGACACCGTCAGCTATGCCAGCGATGCATGGAGAGCAACATCAACTGTGTATCCATCTGCTAGACTGGCCTTGAGCGGAAATATTTCTGTGGCACAAGGTACCATGTTAGGTATCTTGAACTCTTCAGGCCGCGCCAACGTAGAAATGTCTGCCACATTGTCTAATGTGATCACTGTTGGCAACACTGTTGGCACATTACAAGGTGGTACCACATCTTGGTTGTATCAATTGGATCCTGCTACTCACAGCTTTACTACTAACCTTGGTGTACGAGTATTCAAAGTAACATCAGTATTTGATGTTACCAAATATGATGCTCTAAGTCCCGAAGACTTTGACAATGCCAATGATCGTACCATGGGTTACTACACACCAGGCGCTGGCATGATCGCCAAAGATCTTCCGCAGATTTTCAGCGGCATTGAATACCCCGGAGTTAAAGTAACAGGTCCAGCATTTGATTCTAACATTGCATTGACAACCGATGTGTTGGAATTCTTTGCTGCAAATTCTACCATACACACCACAGATATTGCATCGTTTAACTTTACCAGCATAGACATGCCGTTGAATGCCAATGTCAAGATCACAGGATCTGCACACAATGATGGATATTGGATTGTGAACATTGTGAACGACAATCGTATTGTGGTGCGTAACGAGCAAAATACGCTGTTGGCCAACGAGCCAGCTGGCAGTTTGATCACGGTCACATACTACAATCAAAATAACCCTAGCTATTTGGATTCAACAATCCAAAGTGAATACCTTGACACAGCACTAGGCACCAGACCTGAAGACATCAACGTTGATGGCGGTGCTTATGTTGATAGATTCAGCAGTCATGCTCCTGAAGAGTTGGTACCTGGCAGAGTATATGATCACTTGAACATGCAGGTATGGACCACATTGGAATCATCTGCCAACGTTGGCTATCGTATCACACACGGCATGAACTCTAACGTGGCAGCTACAGACAGCAGATTGTTGCCGCAGTATCATAGAATTACCACAGCCAACACCACAGTGTTGACACATGCTCTGTTGGCAACTGATACCAACATACGTGTTGCAGATGCCAGTGTGCTTGGTTATCCCAGCAGAGAAAATGCCAACCCAGGCATAATCTATGTGAACGGTGAAAAGATTTACTATTACAGAAATCTACTGTCTGAGATTATACCTTGGCAAGCAACATCAACTCAATTGGCAGAAACCAATGCTACGGGTCATATGTACAAACCAGATGAGCCCAAGAACGCTGCTTACACAGAAACAACTTTGGCAATGTACGCCGAAGATGCTGTTGTCAGCTACGAAGGCCAGATATACAGAGCTACTGGTAACATCAGTGGACTGACCTTTAACTTTGCCAACGTTGTGGTATTTGATCCAAACGTGCTTGAACAGATAACTAGAGGTGTTGACGGCACAGGAATAGCCATGGAACATGCTGTGGGTACCGGAGTAGTTGATGCCAGCTTGGATCAACGATTGCCAGGTAATGTGTTTGCCACACACACCAGCACATGGTTAAACATGATTGACGACATGTCCGACGGCACTGGACTAGATGGTAGTACAACTCCACAGGCAGTGTTTATCAAAGCACAGGTACCACCACCAATCCCATCTTGGGATAATGCCCTGTACCCCGAAGACAAAGAACCTCCAGTTAAGTCGCCAACACCGTAATGCTAGGAAAAAATCATGCTAAATAATGATAATATGGATGAAAACATGCAAGATAAAACACAAGAAAAACCCATCAAAGAACCTGATGACATTGGAGGTATCTATGTCCGTGGGCATATCAAAATACACGATCCAGATTCTGGCGAAGTGTTTGTTGACAAAGCCAATGCAATTCACTATGAAAACATTTCAGAAGCCATTGCTTACACTCTAGCCAACAAAGGACAGAGTTACATATACGAAATGCATTTTGGCAACGGTGGAACCAGCGTGGACCCAACTGGCGTTATTAATTATTTGCCCAGCAATACCAATACACAAAATGCTGACTTGTACAATCCCACTTTTGCCAAAATCGTAGATGACACTGCCACGGCAAACACCGACAAACTGCATAACAAAATTGAAATTAGACATGTGCCTGGACAGATTTTTAGTGATCTAGTTATTACCTGTTTGCTAAACTACGGCGAGCCCACAGACCAAGCGGCATTTGACAACAGTCAAAACTTAAACAGCAGTTATGTTTTTGATGAGCTGGGACTAAAAGCTCGTAGCACTGACGGAACATCAGGCTTGACCACCACCGGCAAGCTGTTGACACACGTGGTATTTCACCCTGTACAAAAAAGTCTAAACAGACTTATTCAAATTGATTACACTGTAAGAATTCAAACATTGACCAATTTAAGTAGTATAGGATAATATAATGAGTTACATCATTAACAAAACCGACGGCACTCAGTTATTAAACTTACTAGAAGGCACACTGGATACCAGTACCAGTCTGTATCTAATAGGCAGAAACTATCCTTCGTACGGCGAACTGCAACAAGAAAACTTTGTACGTCTACTTGAAAATGGTGCATCTCCTACCAGCCCTGTGGCCAGAAGCAAGACTCCGCTGACAGGCGAGCTATGGTACGACACTGCCAATCAAGAATTAAAAATATGGGATGGCACAGTGTTCAAGGCAGTGGGCTTTGCCATTGGTTCAGTTGCACCATCCACGCCCATTGTTGGCGACACATGGTGGGATACCAGTAAGGATCAACTTAAAACTTGGAGTGGATCTGCTTGGTTACTGATTGGTCCTGCTTACAATAAAAATCAGCGCATCAGCGGTCCTGTTGTAGAAACCTTAACTGATGGTACTCTCAGCTATACTGTGGTCAGCGAATATGCCAACGGAGATCGTGTTGCCATATACAGTAAAGAAGTGGGCTTTGCTCCAACTCCGGCCATACTGGGCTTTGGTAACATACAACCTGGTATCAATGCCAACATTGGATCATTAAATCCGTTCTCCATTCAAGACTTTGGCGCAGGCAATGTCAAGCTGGTCAACAACACCTTAAATGGCAACATAGACTTTTCTTCAAACACTGCCAGTACCATTACCAGCCAACTACGCATTGTTGGTTCAACTGGTGAAGTTAGAGTATTTGCCAATCCCACAACCAATTTGGGCGTGGCTCCCAAGCAGTATGTTGATTCAGTTAATTCATCACTGACCGCACAGGTCAGCGGACTACGTGCAAATGTCACAGCCGCCAATGTAGAAATTGCAAATCTAAGAGCCAATGTAAATGCAGCCAATGCAGCCATAGTCACAGCCAACACTGGCATGCGTGGTTATGTTGACTCTGTATCATCTGCCTGGCGTGCCAATGCTGCTGTGCAGGCAGTGGATATATCCACACTGTATTCAACCAAAGCACCAATCTCAAATCCAACCTTTACTGGCACAGCACAAGCACCTACCGCTGCTCCTGGTGAAGATAGTAGCATCATTGCTACCACAGCTTTTGTGTATGAAGCAAACATTGGCCAGACAGCACACACCCAATATCTCATTAATAACATAGTCACAGACTATACAACAAATTATGCAACAAAAGCATCACCAGCATTGACTGGCGTGCCTACAGCACCTACTATGCCGGTCGCAGCATCCAACACAGCGATTGCTACCACAGCATTTGTCAAGTCGGCTGCGTTTTACGGAGCCAAAGGTGACCCGGGACCACAAGGTATACAGGGCCCAGTAGGACCAGTAGGACCACCTGGACCACAAGGGCCGCAAGGTGTACCGGGACCCAAAGGAGACACAGGTGCAACAGGTGCAACAGGACCACAAGGACCACAAGGTTTATTTGGCCCACCTGGACCGCCCGGCTTTACAGGACCACCCGGCATTTCGTCATTTGGTTTTACCACAATGGCAGCAACCAGTGGTACAACCACTGCCGTGGGATATTCTAATAGCGTAGGTACCTATGTGAGTACCACCAATTACTTTGATGTGTATCCGCCTGCAGGATTTACAGTACAAAATCTCATAGCATTTATTCCCAGCATAAGTCAAATACACTTTGCTGGTGGTGTTGATGGCAATGACAGTCTGCGTTGCGAATGGGCCTTCCATAATGGTTACAATCTAGTGGCGCCTCCCAGTGCCAATCGTATCCGTGTGTGGGTACAAGATACTGAACAACGTTCAACACCAGTTGGTAACTGGTTTGCGATTTGGGGTAAAAATTAATGACAACATATTACGTACTACATGATACCACAGTGGATTCTGTCAGCATTGTTAACTATGAACCCAATGTTCCTGCAGGCATTGCTGTTTATCAAATCAATGAAAATGAAAAACATGGCATAGATGCAGGCACACACTACTTTGATCACGCTACAAAATCTGTGCAAGCAAAAAGCCACGACACACTGGATGCTGAACGCCAGGCACGAACTCTTGCCAGCGAAAATGCAAGATACCGCGAGTACTTGAACTCCACTGACTGGCAAGTGTTGCGTCATATTAGACAACTGGCTTTAGGCGCAGAAACTTCTTTGACACAACAAGAATACATTGACTTAGAAAATCAACGAGCACGAGCAGCAAGCAATATTAAATGATAAAAAGGTCTTAAAGCAACATGTATCTAATTAACAAAACTGACGGAACCCAAGTAGCACAAATTGCTGATGGAACTTCCAACACTTCAACCAGCCTGACACTGGTTGGAAGAAATTATGTTGGCTACGGAGAACTGTTGCAAGAAGATCTGGTCAAGATGCTGGAAAACTTTGCATACTCTGTGTCGCCCAGAAGCCCCTTGGTTGGTCAGCTGTGGTTTGACACTGCAAAGAATCATCTCAATGTCTATACCAATGCTGAACAATTTTCTACCCTGGCATGCTCATCGGCTGGCACCACAGCACCCTTGAATCCTGTTACAGGCAACTATTGGTTTGATACCAATGCACAATTACTCAAAGTTTACAACGGATCTGATTGGCTGCTGATTGGACCCAAACTTGGTGCCAATGTTGTCACAGTCACAGACACATTGACCAACAACAGAAACATAATTGTATTTGAAGTCAACGGCAATGTGGCTGCAATAATAAATGACAATGCTGAATTTACTCCGGCAGCAGACTTTCACGGATACTCAACCATCAAGCCCGGATTGAACTTGTCTCCAAACTTGCCAGCAAACACTGTGAACCTGAATGGCATTGCCGCCGACACTTCTAAATTCAATGGCCTGCCTGTCACTTCGTTTGCTCGCAACACAACAGACAATGAAATAACAGGTAATCTTGCACTACGCAGTGACCAAGGCCTGTGGTTAGGCAGCAGCCTGAACTTTAGAATCACCAATGATCCAGCAACCAACACAGTCACACTGAAAAACTACGGTACCAGTGGGCCAATTGTGATTGCCGGAACTTACCTAAACAATCCTATTACCCTGCTGACTGCTGATCCCTCAACTGGCAGAGTCACCGCAGCCGGTCCTCCTACTCAACCCAATCATATATCGACAAAAAATTATGTGGATGTTGCATTGTCTAGCACTGTGGTTGATATCAACAACACCATTGGGCACACAGTTGCAGAGATCAATGCCACACGCACAGATGTTGTCAACTTGACAGCAGTCAAAGCACCAATAGCCAATCCTGCATTTACTGGCACTCCTAGAGCCACTACTCCAGTGACCACTGATGCCAGCACACGCATTGCTACCACTTTGTTTGTTAAAAATTATGTCAATGCCAGCCTGGCAAATCTAGCCAATATCACAGTGACCACAGTGTCAACACCAGTGAGCTCTGTGGCTGGCCGCACAGGTGATGTTGCCTTGTCAATAGCAGATGTTACAGGTGCCGCGCCCTTGGTCGATCCAGTATTCACAGGAAACGTATTTGCACCCAATGTGGCCAGTACAACCAACAGCAGCGTGGTGGCTACCACAGCATTTGTACAACAACAAAAAATAAACACCAATTTGTCAGGAGCACCAACAGCACCTACTCAACCTGCAGGCACCAACAATAGAACTCTAGCAACCACTGCTTTTGTAACTCAAGCAGTTGGACAAGTAACTCAAGCTCAAACTGGTTATACCAGAATGTTGACATTCACTGCATCAACGTCATGGACTGTGCCAATTGGCATTACCAAAGTCAAGGTCACTGTGGTCGGCGGTGGCGGTAATGGTGGCGGAGCCAGCACAGTGCAAGATGGCAACTATGTGGCCGAAGTCGGCGCAGGTGGCGGCGGTGGCGGCGGAACTGCAATCAAGATCATCACAGGATTAACACCTGGACAGATAATTCCTGTTACAATTGGGAATGCCAGCGAAACCAGTAGTTTTGGTTCTTATTGCTACGGCACAGGTGGAGCATCTGCAGACTCTGCATCATACACGCCAGGGCCCAGCGTCACCTACGGAGCCGTGGGCGGTGTTGGCGTGGGTGGAGACATAAACATTCCTGGCGGTGCTGGACAAGATCCAGAGTTTGCCGGAAATTACATACTATTTAGACGAGCTGGTAATTCGGGTGGAGGGTCATTCCTTGCCCCAAACAACAGCACAGGATATGGCTCAGGCGGCGCCGGACAGATTGTTACAAGTCCCAGCACAGTTGCAGGCGCAACAGGACAATCTGGCATAGTAATCGTTGAATACTGATTTGGTGTAAAAAACATCATAAATAAACTAAAATTGGAGTTTTTGGAATGGCATATAACTTAGCACTAACAAACACATCTGCGTTAACAACAATAGCAGATGGCACAGCTGATACCACTAGTACCAGCCTAACTCTTGTGGGAAAAAATTATCCTGGTTACGGTGTTTTTCTAAACGAGAACCTTGTTTACCTGTTGGAAAACTTTGCCAACGGTACTGCACCAACCACGCCACTTCCTGGACAACTTTGGTGGGACAGCAGTAACAAGGCTCTAAAAGTAAATGCCGCTGCCACAAAGAACGACAATGCTGTATGGAAAATCATCAGTGGTGGCGCCAGCGGTACCAGTGCTCCTGTTGCTCCTATTGTGGGTGACCTATGGTGGGACAGCGGCAACTCACAATTAAAAGTTTACAATGGATCAACCTGGGTAACCATTGGTCCTGCATTTACAACATCAACTGGACAGTCGGGCGCCATTCCCAGTACCATTGCAGGTACTGACGCTGTACAACACGTTATTGTAAAATTCTTCATTGCCAATCAGTTGGTGGCCATTCTAAGCAAAGATTCTACATTTACTCCAGCAGTGGCAGAAGTTGCGGCACTGTTCCCAACCGTCAAGCCAGGCTTTAACCTGAGCAACACAACCAATCCAAGTTTGGTCTACTACGGTGACAGCAACAGTGCTCTTAACTTGAATGTGTCGGGCACCTTAATTCCATCATCTAGATTCCTACGCAACGATCAAGCATTGAACATCACACAGCAGATTTCAGTACAAAGTGATTCTGGTATTGCCATAGGCGCCAGCGGACAAGGCTTAATTTCTATTGCTGGCGGACAACTTACTATTAAGAGTGTGGCTGCTGGTCAAGACATTGTGTTGAGAAATTCCGCAGGCACCGCAGGGTTGACAATGAATGGCACTTCATCATTGGTCACTGTGGCCAGCGATCCTGTTGCTGGACTGGGTATTGCTACTAAAAATTATGTAGACACTGCCAATACAGCGCAAACAGCCACAGTTGATTATAAAATTAGTACAGCCAATGTGGGATTAAAGTCTTATCTTGACTATCAGTTGACACAGCCTACAACAGGAGTTACCACTGCCAATGCAGCAATGAAGACTTATGTTGATTCTTTTGTTGTCAACAGCACCAACAATATCACAACTGCCAATATCTTTGCCGCAGTCAACAATGTCAGTAACATTGGATCAGCCAGCAACAAATACTACAACGTACATGCCACCACCTTCCGTGGTACTTCAGTCAGCGCACAATATGCTGACTTGGCAGAAAACTACACCGCTGATGCAGACTATGCTCCCGGCACTGTGGTTGTGTTCGGTGGCGACAAGGAAGTCACAATTTCCACAACCAATCACGACACCAGAGTTGCAGGTGTTGTATCTACCAAACCTGCTTACCTAATGAACTCTGAGTCCATGGGTGTAGCAGTGGCCTTGACAGGTAAAACACCATGCCGTGTACGTGGACCTGTTGCCAAAGGCGACCTATTGGTATCATCTGATGATGCTGGTGTAGCACAACGACTGGTCAACAGTGTGTTGGGATCTGTTATCGGTAAAAGCATGCAACACATTGCTGACGCTGAAATTCATACCATCGATGTAGCAGTAGGAAGATTCTAAAAGATCGATTGGCAGTTACATGCAACAGATAAAACGACAATATCGTAAAGATTACCAAGGTGAGGATATTGTCACTGACAGAACCTACCAACACGCTGAGTGGGATGATGTAAAAGAATTTATCCCCAATCAAATTGTCAACCAACAAACCAGCAATCGAGCCGTGATAATTGGGAATGGTACCAGTCGTGCTGAGTTTGATTTAAATCTATTGTCCAGACACACAGCAGGTCTGCGTGGCATTGGGCGACTACAAACATATGGTTGCAATGCGCTGTATAGAGATTATCAACCACATTTCTTATTTGCCATTGGCACAGACATAGTTGACGAAATAGCCACCAGTGGATATTGTGATGACCATATTGTGTATGCAAACAAATGGAATGTGGCTGAATATCCGCGTAAGTTTTATCTAATACCCGAAGATCCTGCTTGGAACTCGGGCAGCCTTGCCACATACATGGCATGTTTTGATGGACACCAAACAGTGTATTTGCTGGGTTTCGATGGCAACGACAATGATGGATTCAATGACAACATCTATTCTGGTACCACCGGATATCCAACAACAGATCAAAGTGTGACCGAAGACTTGTGGGAAAAGTCCATGGCCATGGTGTTCAATACCTACCCTGATGTAGATTTTGTACGTGTGGCTCCAACGGACAATTTTAGATTGCCTGAGTCATGGAAGTACTGTGTTAATCTAAGAACCATTAACTTCAGACAGTTTGCTCTTGAAGTTGATCTTTAACAGTCTCGATAGTTTTCAATTTACGAATCACACTCTTAAAGTTAAAGGTACGCCATACTCCTGGGTGTAGGGGTTTGGGATGATCCTGCAGATACACCCAGGCATATCCTCGATGTTCGCTGTTTAGCACAGGAACAAACTCTTGATCCACAGTGATCAAGAATGTGTGATACACAAAACTCATGTTCTCGCTGGTAAATTTTTCAATTGGAATAAGTTTTGGATCTGCAATAGCGGACCCAATTTCTTCTTGAATTTCCCGAAGCAGGGCTTGGCCAACTGATTCTCCGGCTTCAACTTTGCCACCAACCAGTCCCCACGACCCTGCATGTTTTGTTCCTGCTCGTAATAGAAATAGATATCTATGAGTTGACGTGCAATAAACCAATGCACCACACCCCTCAAGATTCTTTATAGAATCAAACTCCATCTGCCGCCTTCGTATAATCCATCAACACTCTTGATCCATTGACCGTCAATATAACAGTATTGTATACCTGTATTTAAGTTTGAAATGTACTCCACGGATGTAATAGTTTGGCTATCAAACGCCACTACCCAATGATTGCCATTGTATTCAACAATGTCTCCGGCATTGGCAACAAGATCCTGTCCGTCTTGCCCGCGCCAGGCCACTGCACCTTGTAGGTTAGCATAACTGCCAATGGCATTGGTCAATAGGTATCGTGTGCCAGTTGCAGGATTCAACAGACGATCTTCCACATTCACATTCTCGGGATCAATAATGGCTGTGATTGGACGCTGGGTGTTTCTGGGCAAGGTATCTTGGAACAAGGATATGATTAAGATTTTGGTGTCTACAGGATGAAGCGATATGGTACCAACAATGGTACTACCGACTGGGGTCAACAATTTGACTTGGCTTACCCCGTTGGTCAGTTTGCCGTAGATGTCAACAAACGCAGGCCACGAATCACTGGTGCCTGGTTTGTTTTGATTGTTGTACAGATACAGCTGATTGCCATTCAACACCACACGATAATCCAATGGGGTGACTTCGCTGGTGTACATTTTATTTGCCGCATCAAGGAACGCATCAGACAAATCGCCGGTGTCGGTATTGTATAAACCAGTGATGACTTTGGTAATGGCACCGTACTTCTTGACAGCAACCGGAGCCGATATCCAAACAGGTATTTCAAATGTCATTGACGCCACATCAATTGGTTCTTCAGTGCCAACTGGCACTGTACGACTACTCCAGGACATGTCAGTTAAGAATACCACAGTTAGACTGCCCCAGTCAACAATGTTGTCAGAATTCTGTATTTCCATTGCAGGATTGAACATGATCATCAACTGCTCTAACAGTTGTAGTTTTTGTTCAGTGTTTGAAGTCCATATGTCCAGTTTCAAAGTCAGTTTGTACGGCACCGGCATGACACGATCAACACTGACTAGGTCGCCTTGTGTGTGCATGTCTGCACCTGTGACCGGATCAAACAAGCGTTCTCTAATACGAGCCTTGCTGACCAAGAACGGATCTTGCACACGTTCTCTGTCGTACTGCAATGCATTCACATACACACTCATTGCCGGCACAGCACTTAATGTGCTTTCGCTGTTGTTCTTTAAGATACTGGCAACTTGTCTGCTGGAATCTCCGTAGTACACTGGCACACGTTGCAGAGCCTTGGCGCCTGTTTGATTGGCACCAAACTCTACCTGCAGGTTGGATACTATACGCATGAACTGCGATATAAATCTGCGTATCTGTCCGTCATAAAAGAAATCTTGAAGCATTAATTATCTGCCTTTGGTTTAAGAGCCTTGCTGAGTGCTACACGTTCGTTCCGGACTTGTCCAGCGGAATCAGTCCAGGTCTTCTTGTTGTTGATGAATTCGCCCAGTCCAGTTAGATTGTTGCTGCCTGGAGTTATATCTACTCTGGTCACATCCTCAACGGTGTTCCAACGACGTCCGTCAAATCTAAACAAACGATTTGGCAAATAATCCAGTCGTAAATAGTAATCGCCAATCACAGCCGACGATGGGAATTCAATTCCATTGCCTACTGGCATGCCATTTGGTGCAGTTCCGTCGCCGCTGTTGAATCCGCGCACCTTTGCCACACTTGACAGCGCAGCCTCGTCGGCACGAGTAATAGTAGAATCTGCACTGGCTCCTCCAGTGGCATCTGCACTGTTGGTTCCCGGAGGATCTGCAGGCTTGCCGTCGGGCATGACTGCTTTGGTATACAGGCGTTCGGTGCTGTAACCACTCTTGGGAACATCCAGTTGTGCCTGTGCTATAACAGCATCATTGACAGCATTGTACTTGCCCAATGTACTCAGGAAGCTGCCAATTGGTGCAGAGTTAGCATCCAAGGGATCACTGAGCATGTTGTTGAGAATGTCTTTGTATTCTTGACTGTCGGTCATTGGGTTCAGTTTGACACGCCACAGATGCGGCCACCATGACGGGGTGAATCCTTCAGACGCAAACTGTGCATCACTGACCACAAAGAAACGTTTGAGTGCAACTGGTATGGTATTGTCTAGGGCATTGTAGTCAGTAAGGTGTTGCAGTTCAAGCACATCACCATTCATCAACTTGCGACCCAGGTTTGCAACCATGTCGTTGATGTGGAATACCATGAACAAGGTACCGGTCTGTAGGAACAGACCAAATTGGCTTAAGTCAAAACTGTTGTCCTGCACCTGATAAATGCCGCGCATGACATAGACCGAAGTGTCGTACTTGCGGTCCCTGTTTTCTAAGAACAAAAGATCCTGTATGTTCAAGGCACTTTGATTTTGATATACAGGTGTAGTGGGAGTGGCAGTTGCAGGGTCGTTGGTTTGATTGGTACCCAAATACTTGTGCGCCAGAATGCCGGTACCGCCCAAGGTGAACATCTCACTGATTCGGCGATCAAAAAATTTATAATCGTTGCTGTGAACGTTGTCTTTCCAAAGTGATAAACGTGGCATATTCGGACCCTAATGCAGTATTTATGGGCTTGACAGTTATTCCATTTTATCGTATAATTAGGATATGCACACACAGCACCATGCCAATCGTGACCGTCTTGACGAGTGTTTGATGGCTCTGCAATCAACGCAGGACATGCGGGCAAAATCCGCCCTTTGGCGGTTCTACGAAAGCTGCCGCAAAAAGTGGGTTGAATTGGACAATGAAATGGTGGAATGCCGCAGGCGCAAGCGTGTAACACATAAGTATACAGAATTACAAGCCCAATTTGATGAGTGCATCAAGCATTTTGAGCAGTGGCTCATAATGGCCAAACTTATGTATTAATTGACAAATAGTCCAAAATACCGTATAATACAGTTTTACACAAAGCGCAAGGAGCAAAAATGGCTACAGTAGCAGGCGTCAAGATCAAAGCGAAAGCCCCCCGTGCAAGCCGTATGGCATTTGCCGACGAAAAGTACACCGGCCCCGAACCCCAGTGGGACACTGAGCGAGCATTGAAAATGGATCAAACTGAGTTTGACCATTTCCTGCGTAAGAGTTTTTATTACTACAATTACCACTACAATCAAAAAGACACCAAGAAACATGTGGTTGAGTGGATGCAAAACAACGACTATCCCAAAGCACAGGTCAGCGATTTTATTCGTAGTCCCGACCGTATGTTGAGCATGACTGCCTGTAGCATTGTCATGGCACATCGCGCAGGCATGCCCATGCGTGAACGTCAAATGGAATTCCTGCGTGAACAGATTGCTTATGTGTTAGAGCAAAGCGAGCCCGTGGTTGAAGCAGAATCCACTGACAAAGTGGTGGTCAAAGCACCTTCGATCCAAGATCGTTTGAACGAAAAAACCAGCGAGCATCTTGCATACTTTGAAGCACTGTATGACGAAGTTGTGATGGGTGCCAGCATTGACCCCAAAGCCTTTGACTATTTGACTGCCAACTCAGTGCCGCAGTCGCAAATCAACAAGTTTGTTGAATTGTTTGAGAAGCGCAAGGCCGAAGTGGGTGCAGGTCAAGGCAAACTGTTTGAAGAACATGCAGAAGCCTACCGTCACTTCAAAGCCGCTGACTACAAGCGTCACTATGCTTTCCTTGACAGCATGTTGGATGCCTTGGAAAAGTATCGCGATGTCAAACGTGCAACCAAAAAAGCTCGTGTTAAGAAAAGCCCTAGCAAAGAAAAACTGGTTGCCAAGCTCAAGTACTGCAAGCAAGATCCTGTGCTCAAGTTAGTGAGCATTAACCCTGTTGACGTTATTGGAGCACAAGAGCTGTGGGTTTACAACACAAAGACACGCAAATTGGGACAGTACGTGGCAACATCAAGTGCAGGCTTTGCTATCAAAGGCACCAGCATCGAAAACTTCACTGCCAAGAGCGTGAGCAAGACTCTGCGTAAGCCCGAGGCACAGTTGGCAGACTTTATGAAAGCCGGCAAGGTGCAGTTACGCAAGTACATGGAAGGCATCAAAGCCACAGAAACCCTGCTCAACGGACGCATCAATGCAGATACAGTTCTCTTAAAAGTTCAATAAATATATTGAACTAGAGAACCTTTATGCCAACACCATACACTGGACCCATTGCACCCGAAACAGGAACTACTGCAAAAGGAAGTTTAATCACTCCTTCACTGTACAACCCCATCACTGGAACAGGGTCCGGTGTAATTGCATATGACGACAGCACACTTGCATCAACCAATGCAAAACGCACAGAAATCACAGACTACATACGTCTACGCTTAGCCGACGGCATTGTGGATGTTGAGCTAGACAAAGAACACTATGATCTAGCCATCAATCAAGCCTTGATCAAGTATCGTCAACGTGCTCAAAACAGTCAAGAAGAATCGTATGCGTTTCTTGACCTGTTGCCGGAAACACAGGAATACATTCTACCTAAAGAAATAATGAGTGTGCGTCAAATTTTCCGACGCGGTATTGGTTCAGTCACAGGAACAACAGCCAGCCAGTTTGAACCCTTTGCAAGTGGTTATTTGAACACTTACATGTTAGTGGCAGGTCGTGTGGGTGGCCTGGCCAACTACGAACTGTTCACACAATACCAAGAGCTGTCCATGCGTATGTTCGGTGGCTACATGAACTTTACATTTAATCCTGTGACCAAGAAGCTGACAGTGGTACGTAAGATTCCTTTTGCAGGTACTGGCAACGGAGACAATGTTGTTGAAAGTTGTTTGCTATGGATCTACAACTACAAGCCCGACAGCATGTTGTTCAACGACCACATGATATTTCCGTGGTTGCAAGAATATTCTTATAGTTTTGCCAAACGCATTGTGGGTGAAGCTCGTGAAAAGTTCAACACCATTGCTGGCCCACAAGGAGGCACCAGTCTAAACGGTGGCAGTCTCAAAACAGAAGCACAGGCTGAAATGGATGCACTCGAACAGCAGTTGAAGGATTATACCACAGGTGCAGAGCCGCTGACGTGGATCATAGGATAAATACATTATGAAAATTAACGAAGTAATTGTAGAAGGCGCTACTACTCCATTGGATCCCGAGCACGAAGATGTTCAACAAGGATCATATCGCGCTCGTGACGTAGGCGGCTACGATCGTGTGTATCACATGAATCGTTTGATGATGGCCATGGCCAAAGCTGACGGTAAAAGTACCAAAGCAGTAGACAGTCCTGCCGATACCTGGTTTGAAAAATACAATACCATTCATCCTTACACAGAAGCCGAACACAACATGGTCAAAGCAGCCATGAAAACTGTGCCCACAGACGGCAAAGAAATCAGTCAAGATCGCAAAAGCCACGAACATGAAAGTGTTAACAAGGTTAGCCCGCATCCTAAAAAGAAAAAGAACAAATACGGTGTTTGACTTTTGTCACTGTTTAATATAAAATGCTCCTAACGGGGCATTTTTTATGATCATTGGCATTTCAGGATTCATTGGCAGCGGCAAAGACACAGCCGCAAACTACTTGGTAGGCTTTCACGGATTTAGACGCGACAGCTTTGCAGGCGCACTCAAAGATGCAGTGGCCGCTGTGTTTGGGTGGGACAGAGAACTCTTAGAGGGCTTGACTCCCGAAGCACGAGCCTGGCGCGAACAAGTAGATCCATGGTGGGCAGAACGCTTAAACATGCCCACCTTAACTCCACGTTGGGTATTGCAGTATTGGGGCACAGAAGTTTGCCGTCACGGATTCCACGATGACATCTGGATTGCCGCACTTGAAAATAGACTGAATCGACGCACAGATCACACTGTTATCAGCGATGTACGTTTCCCCAATGAAATCCGATCAATCAAACGTGCTGGCGGCAAGATCATATGGGTGCAACGTGGGGAACTGCCTTGGTGGCACGACATTGCAGTCAAAGCCAATGCTGGTAACCTAGATGCACAGCAAGTGTTACGATCACACAATATTCATGCTAGCGAAACAGCTTGGGTTGGCACAGAGTTTGATCACGTTATTGACAACAACAGGTCTGTTGAGTTTATGTATGCAGACCTCAAAAATCTGGTAGCAACGGACTAGGCTTCCAGGTAGTTCTGCTGTTGTTGATTTCAATCCTGCAGTTGGCACACACTGATCTTAGGTTAACCCAGTCATTGTTTTTTAAGTTGCCATCGATGTAAAACACAAACATCTGATCCAGTGTCTTTGCTTTAAAGTTACACTTCTCACACGTTAGCTTCTTGGTATATCCAGTCTTAGCCCAAGCCAATGGTTTGGGCTTTACCTTTTTTCCTTTGCTAGAACAGCTACTGCACACACGACGATACCTGACTCGATCGCCGGAGTGATAGTTTATGGCCACAGGATTGCCATGACAAACGGTGCAAAGTGGTCTATCCATACAGGTATTTAGCTATATGCAATAAACAAACCTTTCGAAAGGTAGTTGTATACCACCGTTTTAATACCATTCTGGTAAATATCATTAACATGTATTGAAAAGGAAAAATACCATGGCACTAACTTCACCAGGATTACAAATTACAGTAACCGACGAAAGTCAATACGTACCAGGAGCTGTAGGCACAGTACCCTTGGTTGTCTTGGCTACTGCACAAGATAAAATCGTCAACGGAGCAGTTGCATCTGGAACAACCAAAGCAACAGCCGGCGTTCTACAACAATTTAACAGTCAGCGAGAACTAGTTTCTGCGCTTGGATATCCATACTTCGAACAAAGTGCCGCAGGCACACCTGTACACGGTGGCGAGCGTAACGAATATGGTTTGATGGCAGCATACAGCGCCATGGGACTGGGCAACAGAATTCTAGCTCTAAGAGCTGACATTAATCTAGATGAACTGGCAAAAACAGCAGTACGTCCCAAAGGCCAAGTGGCCGACGGCACATACTGGCTAGACACAGCCAACACCAAATGGGGTGTTACAGAATGGGATGCGGCCACTGGCACATTTACATCACAGGCTCTTACTGTTATCACTTCTGCCACTGACACCATCGGCTCAAATCCTCCTACACCGTTGAACAGCATTGGTGCAGTTGGCAGTTATGCTGTGGTTGCGTCTAGTGTTTACAACTACATATTCTACAAGAATTACATGAATGAATGGGTGGAAGTTGGCAGCACTGCTTGGCAACTGAGCTATCCTACAGTGACTGGCAGTAACGCCAATCCTACTCTTGGTGCTACTGGCTGGATTGTTAACATCAATACCACCGCAGTAACCATCAACGGTACAGCGTTGACTGATATCATCAGCGCCATTAACAATGCCAACATCATTGGTGTAACAGCAGAAACTGATCTTGCTGTCAGCGGTGGCGCACTAATGCTGTATGTTACCAGTGCTTCAAGATCCAACGGCACCGTGGCCGACGGAAGAACATACATCGAAAACGATGACAACATGAACAATGTGTTGAGCGCAGTTGGTATCACAGCTGGTTATCACAATTCACCTGCATTGGAGTTTGGCAGCTATACACAGATTCCAAGTTGGAGAAGCACTGACATACAACCTCGCCCCAGCGGCAGCGTGTTTATCAAAACCAGCGCATTGGGTGCAGGTGCCAGTTTGGCATTTAAAGTTTACAGTTCTTCAACTGCACAGTTCACAGCACTAAGTGCAAGTCTTTACTCAGACGAAAATGCAGCCTTGTATGGACTAGATCCTACCAAAGGCGGTCTTGGTATTGCCAAAGGCACATTGTTTGTACAGTATGACTATTTTGGTGACATGACAGCAACCATGCGTGCCTTGGTACGTACCGCTACAGGTCAGACCAAAGTCATTGGCTCAACACCGGCTGGCGCATTCAATGGTGCAGACAGCTTTACATTGACCACATCTGTTGTTGGTTCTGCAACGCCTGTGACTTATACCATTGGTATGAATGGCGGAACTACCAAACAGAATTTTGTTGCACAGTTGTTGGCAGCAAATATTCCCAACGTCACTGCTGGAATTGAAATAAACGGTTCTATCAGCATTACACACACTGCCGGCGGTACAATTAGTCTTATGAATGTTGGTGGCGGCACAGCAGTAACTGATGCTGGATTCACTGGTAATACCACAGGCGCACGTCTTGCACCTGATGGAGCCATTGTTCTAAGTAACTTTGCACCATTACAATATGTGCCTGATTCAAATCAGCCATATACTCCTCCAGTAGATGGAACACTATGGTATTCTGGTAACCTTGAAGCTGACATCATGATCAACGACATTGGTGGTTGGAAAGGTTACAGAATGGTTAATTCTGATGCACGTGGTTACGACCTAACTGCAACAGACATGAATGGACCAATTTTCTCTGCTACTAAACCTGCCACACAAACATCAGGTGACGCTCTAGTAGCTGGCGATCTGTGGATTGACACCAGCGACTTAGAAAACTATCCAAAGATGTACCGTTACAGCGGAACTACTTTTGTGTCAATTGACAACACAGACTTTGTTGATCAAAACGGTATTGTGTTTGCTGATGCACGTTGGGACACAGATGGCACAATGGATCCAGTTGTTGATGCATTGCCTGCAATCACTGACCTATTGGTAAGCAATTACAAAGATCTAGATTGCCCAGACTATCGTTTGTATGCTCGCGGTACACTGTTGTTCAACACACGCCGTAGCACATTTAACGTTAAGAAGTATGTGAGCAACTTGTTTACAGCAACAAATTATCCAAACGCAAGCCTGCCAGCAGTTGCCGCAACATGGGTAAGCGCCAGTGGTCTTGCTGATGATGCTAGCCCATACATGGGACACCGCGCACAGCGTCAGATGATTGTCAAGGCCATGCAAGCAGCCATCACTGCCAGCACAGAGATACGTGAAGAACGATTCACATTCACCTTGATTGCTGCACCTGGATACCCTGAACTGGCAGACGAAATGGTATCATTAAACAACGATCGCAAGAACACTGCATTTGTTATTGGTGACACACCACTCAGCTTACCAGCCAACGGTGTTGATATTGTTAACTGGAGCAGTGGCGTAAAAGGTTCTTATGGACCAGGACTGACCACAGCAGACCCATACTTGGGTGTGTTCTATCCAGCATGTATCACATCAGATGTGTCTGGTAACGAAATCTGTATGCCAGCAAGCCACATGGCTCTGCGTACATTCATACGCAGTGACAACCTAAGCTATCAGTGGTTTGCGCCAGCAGGCACACGTCGTGGCTTGGTTGACAACGCTACCAACATTGGTTACCTAAAGACATCTGGTTCAACCACTGTGTTTGTACAAAACAGCATTAACCAAGGACTACGTGACACCATGTACGAAAATGCAGTTAATCCTATTACCAATTTACCAGGTGTGGGTCTAACAGTGTTTGGACAGAAAACACGCAACGGAACTGCCAGTGCATTGGATCGTATCAATGTGGCACGCCTAGTCAACTACATCCGTACTATCCTGGCCAAGTCTGGAAACGGATTCTTGTTTGAACCTAATGACAAGCAAACACGTGATCAGTTCAAGGCAGTTATTTCTAGTGCATTCAATGACATTAAAGCAAAACGTGGTATCTACGACTACCTGGTAGTTTGTGACACCAGCAATAATACTCCCGAGCGTGTGGCTAGAAACGAATTGTATTTGGATATTGCAATTGAGCCAACCAAAGATGTTGAGTTCATCTACATTCCGATTCGCTTGAAGAACCCTGGTGACATTGCCAAGCTAGGAACATAAACTGGGTAGTTAACTGAGTGGTTGAGGCCACTCAGTTAAAACCAATATTAAAATAAATAAGAGTAATAGGAGAATAAAATGGCAGTATCATCATTAAATAACTTTTCAGTATGGAACGGAACACTGAGCCAACAAGGCATGTTGATGCCCAAGCTAAAGTATCGTTTCAGAACAACATTCCAAGGATTTGGTCTAGGCGGTGATTTGGTTGAACTAACTAAACAAGTTATTGATATCAAGCGTCCAAGTGTTAACTTCAATCCAATCACTGTTGATGTTTACAACTCAAAAGTATATTTGCAGGGCAAGCCTGAATGGCAAGAAACCACAGTAAACTTACGTGATGATGCATCAGGTATTGTTACTCAGTTGGTTGGACAACAAGTTCAGAAACAGTTTGACTTTTTGGAACAAGCCAGTGCTGCCAGCGGTGGTGACTACAAGTTCTCATTGGTCTATGAAGTACTAGATGGCAGTAACGGTGCTTACCTGGCTGCTGGTGGTGGTGTATTAGAAACATGGGAACTGTATGGTTGCTTTATTAGTCAAGTTGACTACGGTGACATGAACTACGGCACAAATGATCCAGCAACCATTGCATTGACATTGAGATTTGATAATGCAATTCAAACTGGTAACAATCCTGGCATTGGTGCTAAGGTTATCCAGAGCGTTATCAACACTGTCACAGGTGGCGGCGCTTACTAATCCGCAGAACTTTACAAGCCCCACTTCGGTGGGGTTTTTTTATGGATAAATATTTGTATAACTTTGGATACCGAATAGATGCTTTATAATTACGCCCACGCCACAACCTTGTTCACAGGCGGACCCAAATTGCCGCGTCCATTGGATCCCAAAGCTGCATGGATGTTTCAGGTGCGCTTTGAGCTCAATTCCGAAGTGTCTAGATTTGCTCGTTACAACAACAATGAACTGGAAGCTGGCATGCTGGCCACACAGGTACAACTACCAAAGTTCACAGTAGAAAACAAAGTGTTCAATGCCTACAATCGAGTCAATCTGGTACAAAGCAAAATCAAATATGAGCCAGTGACACTTACCTTCCATGACGACCACTCAAACATTGTGTTGGGTCTATGGAAAGATTACTTTGCATACTACTACAGAGACGGTGACTACGGTGTAGGTGGTGGTCAGGATAGCATACACTCAGGCTATGCCGCACAACACAAGTATGCTCCGAGAGAAGAACGTGACTGGGGTTACTCGTTACGTAAAGAATCAAAACAGGATTCTCGTTACATCAACGCAATTAGAATATACAGCCTGAGTCAGGGCCGATTCTCAGAATACATTCTGGTCAATCCCATGATCACCAGCTTCCAGCATGGAGAACACAATGTCAGCGAAGGCACAACATTGATGAAACACACCATGACAGTGAATTATGAAACTGTGTTGTACTATGACGGTGATGTCACTGAAGATACTGTGTTGGGCATTGGCGCACCATTGCACTATGCCACCTACGGCAGTTACTTGAAAGAAGAAAGCGGCAACGAAACAGCAGTCAACAATGTCACAGCCACACAAAGATCAAATCAGATACGTAGTGATATTTCAGACCCCAACGGAAAGTTCAGCAACGATCCCAACAAATGGGCCAACCTTGGCAACACAAAAAATTCAGTGTTGACCGCACTACAGAAAACCGAAGTGAGTCGAACCTTGGAACAAACACAACTGGCCAAGGCCGGTGGCAGTTCACGAGGCTTTGTTATTCCCTATGTCAACCCCAGTGCTCAGAATACCGGCATACCGGCAAACAACAGCAACATGTCGAGTATGAATACTGGCATGTATCAACGAGGACAGTTGCCACCTGGCACTGGCCAAGTCTGGACTGACCGTGATGGCAATCCCATACGGTCCGGCGATGGCAGTTTTGTGAGAAGCAACACACCAGCCACCAATGCTGTGTCCAGCAATGGCAGTGATATAGCCACACGTGGCAGCATAGACAAAACAGAATCAACTTTTGCTGCTCCGCCCAAAGACAACGCCGATGGCAGTACTACATCGCAGAGCTACAAGGTCTACGATCTCACAGCATTGAGACCAATTAACAATCCACCTGAAACGATTTAATCATGGCAGCCATACCATCAAACCTAGTTGGACCAAATTTTACTGTGAATCAGAACAGTAGCACACAGACCTATTTCAACAACTACTTTACTAAAAATTATTCGGTCAGCAGTAATGCCAACGATGCCATTGTCAGCTATTTTGAAACAGTGACCAACAATGCCAAATCTGCACAAGCAGTGGCAGCCGCGGTCATATACACCAGCGTCAGTAGAGAAATTGATCCCATGACTGTGTTGGAAAAATTCAAACGTTTGCCACCCGGCGAGCTAAACGGCTACCTTACAGCATTCTTAAATCTCAATAGAGTTCCAACCAGTCTATTGGGTGTTACCAACCAGCCCACGGTGGGCAAATATATTGAACGGTGTATATTACCATAATGGGCAAATTTGCAAACGGGTTCTATCAACTACTAAACCCAGAAAAATATGTAGGCAACGGCACACCACACTACAGATCCGGGTGGGAACACACAGTCATGCGTATGTGTGACAACAATCCCAGTATTCTACAATGGGCCAGTGAAAGCATAAGAATCAACTATACCAATCCTTTTACCAACAAGGCCACGATCTATGTACCAGACTTCTTTGTCAGATACATAGATGCCAACAGCAAGGTACATTCAGAAATCTGGGAAGTCAAACCCGACACACAGACCACGCTGGAAAATGCCCGTAGCACCAAGGATCAAGCAGCCGCGGTATTGAACATGTACAAGTGGCAGGCAGCCCGTGCTTGGTGTAATGCACAGGGCATTTCATTTAGAATCCTGACCGAAAAGGATATATTTGCCCAGGGCGGCAGTCGGTAAATATCTGCATGACTAAAAAATTAGAACGACTACTTAATCTGGCGCCACCGCCAGAAGAAGTTGACAATGCCATTGATATTGCAGCAGAGCAAGCCACTATAGAAGAAAACCAATTGGTAATCACTGAGGTTAACTCTGCCATAGACAAAATTGATGCTGCATTACCATTGGTTAGGGACTTGGAAGCTGGCGATGAAGAACTTGACGAACTGGCCCGAATGGCCACCGACAGTTACAAGGACCTGATTGATCTAGGAATGAATGTGGACAGTCGCTTTGCTGGTACCATATTACAAACAGCAGGCGTACTGTTGGGGCATGCCATCACAGCAAAGACTGCCAAAATGGATAAAAAATTGCGTATGATTAACCTGCAACTCAGCAAGCAAAGGTTAGATCTACAAAAAGAAAAAGCTCAAGGAGCCGAGCCTCCTGTAGACGGACAAGGTGTGGTACTGGACAGAAATGCCCTGCTGACACAGATACTAAATCAAAACAAATTGAATAAATAGAATATAAAGGGATAATGACATGAAAGCATTCCAGACTTACATTGCTGAACTTAATACGAACTATAGTTTTCGTGTTAAGATCGTTGGCATGGAACCAAAAGGGGAAGTGCTTGATAGAATCAAGCATGCGCTAGATACTTACCAACTGGAAAGCATCAGCACACCTAAACGACTACCAATTAAAGAACACAGAGAATTTCCTCAATGGGGACCTTGCGAGTGTTATCTAATGGAAGTAACTGTAAAGTATCCAACAACCACTGCTCAACTAATACAAACCATCAGCACACGTGGTCAAATTGATCCCAAGTGCATCTGTGTTTACACAGAAGAACATGCTTCTCAAGAAGATGCAGTGCAGGAACGTATTGACAATCAGGGTGCTGTGCTAACAGAACCTGACTACAAAACTGAACCACAGGGCGATATTGCAGGCCAAGGTCGTGTCACAAGCCTAATGAAAGAACTGTCATCTCGTACATATGAGTTTGCAGCCAAGAGCGAAGCAGACAAAAAGACCACAAATGAGATTCCACAAAACACAAAGAGTGTGTTAAAACATAACACCACCGCAAGAGGAAAATGATAATGTCTAAGCCTCATCCAATACCTCAGAATAGAGAAGACAAACGCCCACCCATAAAGGAAGAAACTAAATGAGCAACGATAACATATACAACATCCTGGGACGTTTAGACGCCCTTACTGCTAAACAGGAACCTGCTGCTGTAGAGAAAAAATCTATTAATGAAAGTGTAGAGGCTCGTGGTAGCGTTCTAGAAGGCGTTTCTCGAGTTGAAGCACGTCTTGCACGAATGTTTGAACAAGGCATGGACGAAGGCGTTCCATCTGCTGACATGCAGATTGATCCACGATCTACAGCCAAATACGCTGAAGAAATTGTTGACAAACTGAATAGCTCTTTTGGAACAACGTCGACATATGGTTTCAGCACAAAATATAACCAAGACGGATCAGTAACTATAGTTCAAAGCCACCCAGGCACCATGGATCCACAACATGCCGACATGAAAGGCGTAGTAAGTCCGCAGAATGTCAGCAAATTGATTGATCCATACTATAACATGTTTAGACAAAAAAGTTGGAGATTTGATCAACCAGCTGGTGGTCAGTTTACTATTGCAGTTCCTGTACAACAAGACATGGCGGAAGCCGCTGCTCCTATTGATTTTGACAAAGTGCTAGAGGCTATTGCTGCATTGTATGGTGATGACATGTGGGAAAACGATGCCATGCAAGACCTAGCACATGATCTTGAACAAGCCGGTCCAACTGACCAAGAATTAGATTTTATCATTGCCAAAGGTCGGCTACCAAAGCGTTTGAAGAACACACAATTTTCAGCCGGCGACAGTGTTCAATTTAGAGAAGAAAGTGATTGGTCAAACCTGGGTGCTGAATATCGTAGCACCAAGCCTGGCACCAAAGAGCCAACACACACTGGTGAAAAAGAATACTTCAAAGGTGGCGTCAAGCATACCAAAGACTACAACAGAGAAGTTAGCCACACAGCAGCCACAGGCGAAAAGCGTGGCCGTGGTCGTCCTAAGAAGTCACAGTTTGAAGAAGGACAACAAGTCAACGAACTAAGTCCTGAGTTGATGCAACGAGCCGCAGGAAAAGCAGGCGCCATGGTTAACAAGAGTTACCAAGATCGCAATTATAATGCCACAACTGATTATGCAAATCAACAAGATAGAATACAGCATGGCATGGATAAGAGAGCAGGCAAGAGTTCTACGTTTACTAGAAGTAACGATTACCTAAAAAATGAACCAGGTGCCAATACAGCCAAAGGATCTCGTATGCCTGTTGGCATGGAAGAAGAACAAGTTGATGAGATTAGTGACCAATTAGCATATAACGTTAATCAGGCTAGAGCAGGTCAGCATTTTGCTGCCCAAGACAAGGCTGCCGGGGCAAAACAAGCATATGACCGTGATGGTGGAATGAAAAATGCACAGTTTGCAAACGATACTGCACAAACCGCACGTGATGCAAGATCAAAATTATCACAAAATACTGCTTTACAAAAGTCTAGAGGACAACGTCTTGGTAAACAAGTTTATGAACCTGCTACAAATCAATCTCGTTCAAGTCCGCAGTCCATGGGAACAGCAGACGGTGGCTTAACAAGAATGAAAGCTCCAGCGCAACAAATGAATCATAATTATGAAGAAAGCATTGAAGGCCGCCTAAAAGAAAGCATCAACTTTGCTGAGATGATGAAAGAACAACATCAAACCATAGATGAATACCTGATGGAACTACAGGCTGACATTGCAGAATTTAAAAAGTCTGGTCACATGTCAGACAAACTACGTGACAGCATGGAAATGCACAAGTTCAGCAAAAAGCAAGTAACTGACGAAGTCAAAGGTCCAAGTTTTGCACCGCAATTCCCAGCAACACCAGCACCTGCAAAGCCGCCAGGCATGATGCAACGTGCAGGCAGTGCCATTGCAGGTGGTGTCAAAGCCGCAGCCGGTGCTGTCAATCGTGCAGTTGGACACGGCTCAGATGCTGACATGTTAAACGATCTAAAGCGTAAAACCATGGACGAAGAACTCAACGAGCTGGCACGTCTAGCTGGTCTAAGCGAAAGTCTTACAAAAAAACAAAAAGATAATATTGACAAGAACAAGAACGGCAAGATAGACAGTGATGACTTCAAACGTCTACGTGACAAAGTGTCAGAAGCCACAGTTGACGAAGATTATTTGAAAGACAAAAAGGCCGACAAAGACTACGACGGCGACGGCGAAGTTGAAACAGGCTCAGAAGAACATGCTGGCTCAGTGGACAAGGCTATTAAAAAATCACAGGCTGAAAAAGATTCTGTTAAAGAAGCTAAGAAGCCTGATGCCAATAAAAATGGCATCCCCGACTATGCTGAAGACGGCAAAGGCAAAAACGATCTAAAGAAAAAGAAAGTTGACGAGTGCGGACCAGAAATGAGCCCATTCAGCTCCGTGGGCCACGAAGAAGAAACTGGTATGAGCATCAACTCAAGCATGGATACCAAGACTGGTCGTCGAACACTCAGCGTAACTGCTGATGGTGAAGCTGCCGAACAACTAGCACAGATGTTAAAAATGGCTGGACTAGGTGGCGGACACCAACACAGCCATGAAGAGCCGGAAGCAGTGATCATTCAAGCAGAACCGGAAGAACAAGTAGAAGAAGAGCGTGAAGGTCAATACGCCAACACACCGGATGAAGAAGTCGAAAACATTGACACTATCATGCACCAAGGCAATGACTTGAATCGTGAAAAAGAACAATACAGCACAGACCGTGGCAGAGACAATCCAATGGCCATGCACCGTGAAGGTATTGAAATGCCTCGTTCACTGAGCCGGATGCTGGAAGCAATCAAGATGGTTGAAGATGGCAAATGCAATCATTCTGCCAAGGGCAAAAAGTGTCCAGTACACGGCATGGACGAATGTTCAGGCATGTATGAAACATCTACTATTAATGGTAAGGTACAAGATCCTAAAAGTCTACGTTGGAAACAAACCAGCATGAGCTATGAAGAAGCTGTGAAAAAATACGGCAAAGATAAAGTTAGAAAAGATAGCAAAGATCGTGCAGGTGATGAAATAGTTAAAGTACATGTTCCATTAGGTGAAGGCAAACCGAGCGCTGGCATGACCAAGGGTGAAAAATCTGCTGTAGTTAAGAAGGCTAAAGCAGGTGGAGACATCGGTAAGCCGGGTAAGAGTTTTGACAAAGTAGCCAAGGCTGCAGGTGGTGGTGAGAAAGGCAAGAAGATTGCCGCTGCTGCTATGTGGAAAAACGCGGCCAAGTAAGTAATTTCATTAACCAAACAAAGGAGATTTTCAATGAAAAAGTTTTTAGCATTAGTATTAACCTGTGTTGCTTTGTCGGCACAGGCCTGGACTCAACGTCCTCCGCAGGATCCGCAAACTTGTCGTGTGCATGCACCATACGGCTTTCCACAAACCGCAGGTGTGCAACCTATTTGCCGTCAGGCATATTTGGTTGGTTATGATGCTGCCGCCAAACTACCAAGGTATGTAACTTATGAACTATTACCTCAAAATGCTCTTGGCTGCGTTGCTCGCACTAATGCTTTTGCAGCTGATCAATCGGTGCCAGGAGGCGCTACTCCCGACGACTACGCCGCAACTGGCTACGACAAAGGGCACATGAGTCCTGATGGCGACCTGTCATGGGATCCACAGGTAGAGTACGAATCATTCCTGATGACCAACATGAGCCCACAAGCTGGATCACTCAATCGCGGTATATGGAAATTGCTTGAAACTTCAGTTCGCGGATGGGCAGTTCAACGCAACCAAAGCTATACAGTTTATGTTGGCGGAATATACAATGCACAAGATCCCAAAATTGGTAAAGGTGTTGTAGTTCCACACGGCTTCTACAAAATTGTGATCAACAATCAAACCAACGAAGCAGCTGGATGGGCATTCCCCCATGTCAAACCATATCCTAATTTGGGCAATGACCTGACCAAATTCCGACTGCCTATTGCACAGATCATGACTGCAGGCGGTGTTACATTTGCCTTCCCAGCTGGAATGAAAGAACTTGCACCTGGACAAGAATGGCCTGTGGACTTTGGTGCATTGACCAATGCCAAACGCAAAAAGTGCGGCGCCAACGCCACTGAATAATGCAACAATATCGTTTTACCAGCACAGCTAATTCAGACAGTGCAATACCTGATGCTGTGTTGGACTCAAACGATCCTGCTTTTGCAATCGCCAATGGTGTGGTTCCTAGAACCAACTTCATGGAACTGCCTGCTTGGCAAAAAGACAATCCCGCAAATGAAAAAGCCCGGATAATGCGCGAACAAGGCATCAAACCGGGCACACCTGCATGGTTTGCACTCTGGGGCTCAGGCGGAGCCCGTTAACCTTCGTAAGGTTCTAGTCCCAAGTACCCATACCAGCTGGGGTGTTCAATACGCACAGGACGACTTTTCCACTTGTTGACCAAGGCCCAGTACTCGGGGCGATATGGTTCTACTTTTGGCTTCATGTGTGTCTTGTCACCTTTTTTGTGGTTACAGGTCTTACATGCAGTCACAGCATTTTCCCAATTGGTGCGACCACCCATGGCACGTGGTATCACGTGATCAATAGTTAGATCATGATAGTCAAAGGTGTCGTCACAGTAGGCACAGGTATACAGGTCACGCAGATACATGTTTTGACGGCTGAACTTGACCTTCTTCTTGTTGTTGAAGTAGTGATTGGTCACTGCCACAGCTGGATAGTGTATGGTCAAGCTGGCACTACGAGCAACGTGTTGATCGTAGCTTTCCAGGATAGTGATTCTATCCAAGAAGTGCAGTTTTAGTGCGTGTTGCCAGTTTACTATACTGAGTGGAAGTATACTAATAGGCGTGTAATCTTTATTGAGTAACAGGCAATTTGACATTTTTGAGTAGCGGACAATTTATGTTAAATATATTTATATGGCATCACAACTTGAAACAGTATTAGTTAAGCCGGCTTACAAGGCCACCAATTGGACCGAACAACAGATCCGGGAATTCATGCTGTGTGCTGATCCTGAAACCGGTCCACAATACTTCTTGGACAATTACTTTTACATACAACATCCCACACGCGGTAAAATGTTGTATCACCCATTCGAATATCAGCGCCGTCTAATAGACACCTATCACAACTATCGATTCAGCGTCAGTTTGATGCCACGTCAAACAGGTAAAACTACCAGTGCCGCTGGTTACCTGTTATGGTATGCCATGTTCAAACCCGATTCCACAATCTTAATTGCTGCTCACAAGTATACAGGAGCACAGGAAATAATGCAACGAATTCGGTATGCCTATGAGTTGTGTCCGGACCACATTCGTGCTGGTTGCACCAGTTACAACAAGGGTTCGATAGAATTTGAAAATGGAAGCCGCATTGTGAGCCAAACCACAACAGAAACAACTGGACGAGGTATGAGTATTACCTTGCTGTACTGTGACGAGTTTGCGTTTGTGAGACCAACCATTGCCAAAGAGTTTTGGACCAGTATATCACCCACACTCAGCACTGGTGGTAAGGCCATTATTACAAGTACACCCAATTCAGACGAAGACCAGTTTGCCCTAATCTGGAAGCAGGCCAACAAGCGAGTTGACGAGTTTGGTAATGAAACTGAACTGGGCGTAAACGGATTCAAAGGTTTCCAAGCACACTGGAACGAACATCCGGATCGTGACGATCAATGGATGAAAGAAGAAGTGGGACGCATTGGCGAAGAACGTTTCCGTCGTGAACACGGTTGCGAATTCTTGATCTATGATGAGACCTTGATCAACAGCATTACCCTGGTGGAACTGGCCGGCATTGAACCAGTACTCAAGCAAGGGCAGGTGCGTTGGTACGCCAAGCCACAAAAAGGCTTTACTTACGTGGTAGGCCTAGACCCCAGTATCGGTACAGGCGGAGACCCCAGTGCCATACAGATCATCGAAGTGCCGTCTTTGAAACAGATAGGCGAATGGCAACACAACAAAACACCCATTGAACGTCAAATTACCATCCTGCAAGAAATCACACAGTATCTATATGAATGCACAGGCAACATCAACGACATATATTACAGTGTTGAAAACAACACCATTGGCGAAGCATCCTTGGTAGCTATCAATGCTGTAGGCGAAGAAAACATCAAGGGCATATTCTTAAGCGAGCCTAGTCGTGCTGGTGCTTCGAAGATGTACCGCAAAGGATTCAACACCAGCAACAAGAGCAAGCTGGCAGCCTGTGCCAAGCTCAAGAGCTTGATTGAAACTCGCAGACTACACCTGGCCAGCAAGAACTTGATCTCAGAGCTGAAGACCTTTGTCGCACACGGTGTAGGCTATGCTGCCAAGCTAGGTGAAACTGATGACCTGGTCATGTCCTTGTTGTTGACAGTACGCATGATACAGTTGTTGCAAAACTTTGATGCCAAACTAGATGAAACCATGCGTGATGTGGCCGAAGAGTACCTGGAACCTTTGCCCTTTGTTATGATGATGAGCTAAATACACTATAATTACGGGACTCAGACATGCGTGAAATAGAAAAAATTGCAGAAAACCTATTTGATAAAATTCGAAGCAGGTTTGAAGACATCAGCCTAGGGGATGAAAAAGGACAGTCTACCACTGTGCCCGAAAAGGCTCGATTCTTCAACTTTGACTACATCAGCAAAGATGGTGAAAATTTTGGCAACGTGACCTTGAGTCTAATAGGCAACACCAGTCTCAAAATATACTATGGTCAGAACATCACACAAGAATTGGAACATGGACAACAAGACGAATGGTTTGCTTTCTTGCGTGGACTCAGAGAGTTTGCACGTAGAAACATGCTGACCTTTGACACTAGAGATATCACCAGACGCAATCTAGACATCAGCGCAATCAAACAACAGAGCAAAGCAAATTCCACATTTGACACTGACGAAGTGGAAGTGTCAGAAAGTGTTGAACGTGTGATCAACGAAAGCATGTACGGAAGCCGCATCAACAGCTACGAGGATCGTGGCCCTGTTACCATACGTGTCAAACACACGGACTTTATTGATCCAGAAAAGCGTGGATCCCGTGCTAGAAAGATTGAAAGCATTTATCTCGAAACACATCGCGGTGAACGTTTCCTATTGGACCATAACAATCTACACTATGCTCGAGCACAGGCTCGCCACATCAGCGAAGGTGGAGTATTGCATGACGAGCGTGGGCAACACATCAGTGAGCTCATGAAAGAAATGGCTGCAATGAAACACTTTGTTGCAGGTGCTCGCCGTCGACAGTTTGAAGATCGTGAAACACAAGAAATGGTACACAGTGCCTTAAAGCACTACGATCAAGACACCCGCCTGTTGAGACAGATGCGTGGAGCTCGCGGCTACAGATCTTACTTTGAATCATGGGTACCCGAGGCACCGGTAGAAGATGATATCAACGTGGATGCACTGCGTGAACGTTTTGTTAAAAAGATCTACGATGATCGTTTCAACGAAGCACTACCATATGTGTACCGTGCCCATCAGAAAGAACAATCAGCAATGGAAACTGCCATGGCCGAAGAATTTGCGGCCTGGGCCGACACCATCGACGAAGACGCAGGACACCCAGATTCTGAGCAAGAGCAAGAAGACCTGGCCAGGTTGATGAGCACACCTTATGCAGTGGGCATGGATGGCATGGATGCACAATCGGCTTTTGGCGTCATAATTGGCGACGAATCCCTGACACATGAATTCAGAAATCTAGCGCACGAACAAGGTGAAGATGCAGATGCACGACCCATAGTGCTGGCATGGTTACAAGAGCATGATCCAGAATTGGCTGCCACATTTGCCACCTCCATGCAGACTCCACAAACTCCAGAACAACCACCAGTGCCAAATCAAACTCATGGGGCCACGACCATGGACGAACCAGTTGTTACCGAAGACAGTCTAAGTCTAATTAGGGTATTGGCCGGTCTGCGTTAAAGCATGTTACCAGAGTGGGTAGGAACCAACCAAATTGGTCGTTGTCGTGTGCTGTACGGCGGATTCAATCCCGAATGGGCAGCAGGTCGGTTAGAACGCGAAACAGTGGACATGGCAGCAGCCTGCCTGTCACAACAGTATCCTGATCAAACAACAGCAATAGTGGTACCAAATTGGTACGAACATCAGGCCGTGTTGGACTGGATCAATGTTGAACCGGCTGTGAAGATTCTGGTATGCAGTTTGACTGATCCGTTGAACAGCACAGCATGGCCCGACAACAGTGAACAATTTGGCTATACAGATTCAGGAATTCAATTTGATTTTTGGGCCGTGGCCTGCAACAAGTTTTTTCGACAATACCAACAGCAGGATCTACTGCCGCAACAGTTTGACTTTTTGTTTTTGAATTACAATCGCAAACCACACAGTCACAGAGTGGAGTTGGTAAAATCATTTGAACAGGCAGGCCTTATTGCATTGGGTTGTACAACGCTGGGCGGCTCCCGCTACACAGTGCATGATCTTGTTGAAGACTATCAAGATTCAGGAGCAAATGACATCATTGGTGACATTGGCATACCCAATGATATCTACAGCCTGGGACAACTGAGCATATGGCAACGAGCATTTGTGAACATAGTCAGCGAAACTCAATTTTCCAGTCACGGCACATTTCTCAGCGAAAAAACATTCAAACCCATAATTGGTCTGCGCCCCTTTGTCATAAACGGCAATCCCAAAATATACACTTGGTTACAACAGGCCGGCTTTGATTGTTTTGAAGACCTATTTCCAGTACAGCAACTGATTCAATCCACTGATGTAGAACACAGTCATAAATTAATAGTAGACTCTGTGGCCCAACTCAGAGACCATGACTTGTTGGACCTTTACAACAAACTACTGCCTAGATTGATACATAACCAAAAACATTTTTATGCCCACGCCAACAGTCAACACAATATATCAGATCATATCAAATCAAAACTTAGATAGTGTGTTCACACAAGTTGACGACCTGGTGTTTGTGAACCTGGACTGGTTAACAAATCGCAATCATCAATTTGAGGGAGTGAACGAATATCTATATACCATCAGTGGCTACAAACATTGTCGGTTGGTATTCTTGATACGGGATGGCGTCAATCCCCGATTCACCGGCATGACCGAAATCATAAAACAAACCATAAGTGATCTTGAACTCACTGCTGAAACTTGTTTTGTGTACGGATACATGGACCTAGACATTGCCAACACCACATGGGTTCCATGTAACGCAGTGTCCATGTGGTCCAGTTTGATATACCCCATAATACAAGACCTACCATTGGCCAACAACGAGTTTGAGAAACATTTTGCAGGCATGTACGGACGAGCAGATCTATTTAGACTAAAATTGTACAAGCATCTTTCAAAACGCTACGCTGATCAAAGTGTGCTGTGTTTCAATTCCAATTCAATTCAATACAATCACAGATTCCTCAAGCAGTTTGCCGATGACCAGGCATGGTTTGATCTGCGTGGCGGCTGTGTGATAGACTACGAGTCTGGTTACGGTTCAGTGTCATTCCAGTCGGCCATGCGTGACATACATCGTCATTATCAAACATATTTTTTAGAAGTGGTATCAGAGACCGATGTACACAGCAATCGATTCTTCACAGAAAAAACAGTAAAGAATTTTTATTTGGGCAAACCATTTTTGTTAATGAGTGGACAGCACAGTCTGGCATATCTGCACAGTCTGGGTTTCCGAACTTTCAGTCCATGGATAGATGAAAGCTACGATTCTTTGTCCAACTGTGGTGACAGGATAGCGGCAATTCTAACTGAGATAAATCGTATCGGTCGATTGTCCATTCCCGAACTGCAACGATATCAGGCTGAAATGGATGGCATATTCCGGCACAACCGACAACGTTTTGTACAGATCAGTTTGGGAAAATAATTTAGTTTTTTGCTTGACATCATAAATACTATTGTTATATACTAGCAGGGTGCTAGTGTATATCTAGGCAACTTAAAGACCATCTTAACTTATAAAGGAAAACTATCATGGCAACATCTTTAGCAGAAATTCGTGCAAAACTACAAGCTCAACAAGGTCGCGGACAAGGCGGCGGCCAAACTCAAGGCGATAACGCCATTTACGCTCACTGGAACATAACCGAAGGCTCAACAGCCCGAGTACGTTTCCTACCTGACGCAGACAACAAAAACCCATTCTTTTGGATCGAACGTGCAATGATCAAATTGCCATTTGCTGGTATCAAAGGCCAGTCAGACAGCAAGCCTACCATTGTACAAGTACCCTGTGTAGAAATGTGGGGCGATGCATGCCCTATTCTTGCAGAAGTACGTCCTTGGTTCAAAGACGCAACCTTGGAAGAAATGGGTCGTAAGTACTGGAAAAAGAAAAGCTACTTGTTCCAAGGCTTTGTTCGTGAGAACCCACTGGGCGATGACAAGACTCCGGAAAATCCAATCCGACGTTTCATCATCAGTCCACAGATCTTTAACTTGATTACCAATGCGTTAAAAGATCCTGACATGGAAAATATGCCAACTGACTACCAGAATGGCAGTGACTTCAGCATCAAGAAAACCAGCAAAGGTGGTTATGCTGACTACAACACCAGCGGCTTTGCTCGCAAAGAGTCTGCGCTATCTAGTGCAGAACAAGCGGCAATCGATCAGTTTGGTTTGTATAACCTTGCTGACTTCTTGCCCAAGCGTCCCGGTGAAGTGGAACTGAAAGTTATCAAAGAAATGTTTGAAGCTTCAGTTGACGGACAGCCGTATGATCCAGATCGTTGGGGTCAATACTTCAAGCCTGCGGGCTTTGGCGGTAATGATCGCACAGACTCTGCACCAGCAGCCTCTGCGGCACCTGCTCCTAGAGCACCAGTGGCCGCTGCTCCGGTTAACGACACTCCTCCATTTGATGTGGACGAAGATGACGCACCAGTCGCAACAGCACCAGTGGCAGCGCCAGCAAAGGTTCCTAGTCAAAAGGCCGAAGACATTCTTGCAATGATCCGAAACCGTAGCAAGTAATAAATATGAGGTGGGCTGGTCCCACCTCTATTTCTCTCGATGAGCTACAAAGAATTCAAAATACAAAGATTGGACGCAATAAGTCCATCATTCTGTGCAGTCAAATGGCTGCAATCGTCTTTTTATCTGCAGGTGGGCACTACCAGTAGCTGTTACTATCCTGCACCGCATCAAATCAATTTAGCAGATGCCAACAAAAACATTGGCATGTTCAACAACACCACAGAAAAGTTACAACAACGACAGCAGATGCTGTCAGGACAGCGTCCCACTGAATGTGCCAACTGTTGGAACACTGAAGATGCTGATGTAGATTCTTTGTCTGACAGAATATTAGAAAGCTACGAATTTAGAGATCGTGACTTTACCGAGTTTGACACCGGCACTGACTATGTGCCAGCATCAATAACTGTGGGGTTTGATTCGCTTTGCAATTTTTCTTGTTCCTACTGCGATGATACTCAAAGTTCGTCATGGGCATCGGATCTAAGAGTCAACGGCATGTACCCCGGCATTGTTGGTGACCGTAGACAAACATATCAAGCACTAAAGA